ACCAAGAAGTAAGTCGCTAGCAAATGCTGCTAAACGCCAGTTCGCTAAGGATTATCCTGACGTGCAAGTTGGTATCGACGGAAGAGAAGGCTGGTTAACTGTTAATGGTAAAAAAGCCGTTAATATGTCTCAGGCTTCCGGCTCCCCACTTTCTATGGACGATATTATTGATCAAATGAAGCAAGCGTACCTAGGTCATCCTATGTCACCCCAAGAAGTACCAGAAGCTAGTCCAGGATCTCGACCCGGGGAACATAAGCTAGATTTTGGTAAAGATATCGGAACATACAATTATCGCAGCGAGGGTGCCAACATGAAAATCACAAAAAGACAACTTAGAAGAATCATCAAGGAAGTTGTTAACGAAGCTAAAAAACCACCCACTGATGAAACTATCAAACCACATATGAGTCAGTATCAGACCTCGGATGATCCTTACGAGGTAGCAGAAGAAATCGGCAAAGAATATGGTTGGAATCAAAAGCAAATAGAAACTGCTGAAAGTCTTATCAGAAAGAGGTATATTAGATAATGAAAATCACAAAACGACAGCTTAGAAGAATTATCAAAGAAGAGAAGCAAAAGCTCTTGCATGAAGGTCAGGTCCAAGAGGAAACCCTGTTCGACGCCCTTGAACAGTACGTCATGGTACTTGACGAAGAAATGGGTTATGATGTCCCTCGAGATCAGCTCAAAGCTGAAGTCTTGAAATTTGTTGATCAATATTTTAAGCAGACGGAAGAGCCGCCAGGAGGATGGGACCAATGAAAATCACAAAGAGACAACTGAGAAGAATCATAAAAGAAGAGAAGCAAAAACTGCTTAACGAAGCAATGCCTGGACCGTCTTACGGCCAATCACGGCCAAGTAAAGATTTCAATGAGCAAATCCCTCGAGATGATCGTGCATTCTTAAAGGCAATGAAAACCATCATGGATCAGCTGATGATTTTGGAGCCGAAAGCAAGAATCCAAAACGCTGAGACTCTTATTATGAACTTGGAAACTGTCATTGATCAAGCGAAGCAAGGATAGAAAAGTGAAGATTACTAAAAGGCAGTTAAGAAGAATCATTAGAGAAATGCACCCTCGTGCCGGTGTGGATGATGCTATATTCAATTATGAAGAATGGGCACGCGAAAGAGGTTCACCTCCGGGCGCTAGCTCAGTTATTGCTAGCTACTTCGTTTCCAAAGGTAGCTTTTCAGCGCCCGATATGCGAATGTTGGGTGATCACTACGGCATATCAGTGGAGGATATCCAAAGAGAAGTTAGCACGCAACGAAAAGAAATATCTGCCGGCGGTTTATCCCAAGAAGTCCCCGAATTAACAGGCGGTCGTCGATCATCTTGGCAGGTTAGAAAAGAAAAAGAATTAGGAGAATCAGTGAAAATTACAAAAAGACAACTAAGAAGAATCATTAAAGAAGAGAAAGCTAGGTTACTTAATGAGCAAGGTCCTCCTTCTATGGATGCTAAAACTGCCGATGCTGCCCAGCTCCTGCAAACTGCTTATTACAACCTAGATGATTTAGTTGGTGGTTCGACTGATGATGGTGTAGTTGATGATGTCCTTATGAATATGGAACTGATAAAGAACGCACTTCACATACTTGGAGTTGTCCTCTAATGAAAATCACAAAAAGACAACTAAGAAGAATCATCAAAGAAGAAAAGACCAAAGTGCTCCAAGAGTATGGTGCTATGTCCATGGAGTCTTTAAACCCAACGATCGCCTTCGCTCAGGCTTGGGCTGGCTTAGGAGACGCGATCCAGGCGCAGATGATAGATCTTGTTAATGCCCATGTAGAAGGTCGCTTGGAAGACGCTATATACGAAATCAATCCCAATGCTTTTGAACGCGCTCAAGAAAGGCTTACTATACCCTTAAGAATGATGGACGGCGAAGACGCAGATGAGCTGCAAGACATGATAGAACAAGTCTCACAAGCAATAAAGGGCATGGAATGAAAATCACAAAAAGACAACTAAGAAGAATTATTCGCGAAGCAATTGATAATGCCGGCAACGAGATCCCGGATCCTACAAAACGTCAGAGCTGGAAAGACCGCATGAATTCCATGGGCTATACTGATGGACTAGAAGGGAAAATGCCTGTATCTATGAGTAGCTTAGAAGATCCAGATTATATGGCGGGAAAAAAAGCTGGAGAAAGAGATAGTATGAATGATCCGCATGCAGATCACAGTTTCATCGAACGCGAAGAGGTATACGAAGGCACATCGCCAGACAATATGCCTGCTTCCTGGAAACAGATTTTAAAAGGAGTACTCTAATTAAAATTACAAAAAGACAACTAAGAAGAATTGTTAGGGAAGAAGCAGCTAAATCAACTAAAGAGTATGATGACGACTCTGCTTTAGTCGGAGACCAAGATAAGCTTCATGATAAGTTACAAAAAGCAATTATTGATAAAACAGTTACTGATCGCAAAAAAAAGAAAAACGAATCTACGAAAAGAATTACAAAGAGACGGTTAAGAAAGGTCATTAGAGAAGCTTGTGGCCTCGCTATGGGTGTTCCGGAAGCTTCTTTAGATTTTACACCTGCAATTGAAGAACCGTCAACAGACGTACCAGTCCCAGAAGATTACGATGCTGTTAGGGATCTCTTAGATGATAATTCTCAGCTTGTTGATCTGGCATTATCTTTTGTCATGATCAAAGCAGGGACTCATTGCGAGAAATCATCCGCACAAGCAATCATCGATCACTTGCAAGACAAGATTGGTAGTGATGTACAAGAAGAACCGGTTGAATGGGAAACCGGCCATGGAGCTGGAGATGAAGTATTTGGAATTAGCCTAGAAGCTAGAAAGAAGAGATTAAGATGAAAATCACAAAACAACAGCTAAGAAGAATTATCAAAGAAGAGAAGCGTAGACTCCTAAGAGAGCAAGAGGAACAGGTTGCTGCTGTAAATGGGGATGATCATCATTGGCCTCGAATTGACTGGTCCAATATCGGTGAGTTGGTTGATAAGTGGACAAAGATGGAAGAGGATGCTTGGGACACAGGAGATACCTCTATGAATCCAGATGATGTCTCTAATGTAGAAGCAAAGAGACACTGGGGCGACCAAGTTGAAGGCGCAGCTATGGACATGGAAGCTGAGTTAACTCTCCGAGTTCGGAGAGCTGCGCTTCAGACCATGAAAGAGTTTACTGATAAACTTATTAACGGTGAGTATTCGTAATGAAAATTACAAAAAGGCAACTAAGAAGAATCATCAAGGAAGAGAGAGCTAGGCTTTTAAAAGAATCTGAAATTATTCAAGATCTTGATCCAAATGAAGTCTTGCGAATAGTTGAATCTTTACTTAACGAAGTTAGAGCTGTTGATAACGACCTGACTCGTGCAAATAGAGAAAGAGGACCGAGTACGACCGCGCTCGTTATTCGTGCTCAAGATGCAAATAAAGGCGTATTAGATAAACTACAAAGATTACGTGCTATGATGTTAGGAATGTAAAGTATTGAAAGATGAAGATGTAATTTTGCTTAAGCTTGGTCTTCGTTTCGGTCCAGGTGAGATCGATAAGATCATCGATGATGCGATTGCTAGAAAGCGTAGACATCCTTTAGAAAATTACCATCTGCTAGTTAAAGAGTTGAAGAGGTTAAAAAAAAGAGGTTAAACAAAAATGAAGATGACGAAACGCCAATTGAGAAAAATTATCGTAGAAGCTTTAGCGTTAGACCTCGAAGTCGGTGATGTTATCTTGACTGGTCGCTTTAAAAATAAGCGAACAGTAGTTAAAAAAATTGGGACTGACGATATGGGTCAACCAACAATAAATGGGATGAAGGTTCTTAGCTTTAGGATAGAGAAACTTATGCCAAGATCGAAATGGAGCAAGAAATCTTTGGAAGAAGAAAAATGAAAATTACAAAACGCCAGTTGAGAAGAATTATTCAAGAAGAAGTAGGCCGCTTAAGCGAGACGCCTAATTGGAAACCGTTGAGTGGTGAGCATGCTAAGCAGTTGGGTGAACCAAAAGTTAGCGCAATTCATATGTCGGGCCGTAACAATGATGTAATGAGCCAGCTACATGCTGCTATTGATGCTTTAATTAATACTATGGGAAATGAAGAAGCTCATCAAGAACTTATTGGTATTGTAGAAGATTGGGAAGGCTAGGAGGCCTATTAAAATGAAAATCACAAAACGACAGTTACAACAGATAATAAAAGAAGAAGCTATGCAGGTTCATGAAATGAAACTATTTAATGAATCGGTAAGAGAAGCTTATAGCGAACAACTTTTGCTTAATTATCCCAATGTTCTTTTAGAACATGGATATATTTCTAGAGCAACATATCATAGAGCTAAGAGAATGAAAACACTTAATGAATCTGGATTAGCTAATCTAGATATACAAGAGGGCTTTTTCGATGATGTTAAAGCGATGGCAAAGAAAGCCGGTGACGTAGCTATAGCAAAAGGCAAAGAGGCCGGCGGCGCAGCTATGGCAAAAGGTAAAGAGCTTGGAAAGGCCGGGATGGCAAAAGCTAAAGAACTCGGGGATACAGAGATTGACGTTAAAGGGGCACGTAAACGAATGAGCAGAGTCGGTGGCGAAGCTGGTGAATTAGCTGCCGGTGCCGGTGAGGCTATGTTAAACTTCATGGGTCCTATGGCTAAAAAGCTTGGAGATAAAGCAACAAAGTTTGCAGCAAAGAAACTTAAACAAATTGATAAGAATGGGCCAAAAGTGATGGCCTCAATTAGTAAGCACATTGGAAGCGCCGTCGATGCTACATTGTCTAAGTCAAAGAAAGCAGCAGGGTCAGGTATTAAGGGACTAGCGGATCTAATCACCAAAGCAAAAGAAGGCTTGACATTTGAGCAAATGGCGAAAAAAGAGCCCATAGCATTTATGGCCACATATAAAGCTTTAGAGCAAAAAGTTGTGGGCATGAAGATAAAGGGTGTTAATACACCCAAATCTGCTGAAGCTACACTAGGAATTTTTCAATCGCCTGATGGCCAAAAGGCGCTAGCTGCCGCGGCTAAGAAGTCAAGCATGTCAGCACCTGAGCTAGAGACAATTCTAGGATTATATGTATTTCAAGCACGCTATGTGCCAATCGCAACTAAGGCCGCTGCGCAAGTACAAGAAGCATTTATGTTTGAAAATAGAATTAAAAGATCTCTTAGAAAGAAGCTTAAAAGATTATAAAATGAAAATCACAAAACGACAGCTAAAAAGAATCATTAAAGAAGAGAAGAAGCGTATCCTTCGAGAATCCCCTAGATACATGGACTCTAGTCAAGAAAAGGCAGCGGTGAAGGCCGCCGCGGCGGAGACCGGCAATACTATTGATTCTTTACAAATGCTAATTGATCTTAACTACCACCGTTTTACAGAAGAAGAAAATAATACGCTTGAACAAGCTATCGATATTCTAAACGATATATTATAATAAGAGGTAAAATGAAACTTACAGAAGTACAACTTAGAAAGATCATTAGAAAAGAGCTTTTAAGAGAGATGAGAATAAAACAACCCATCTCATTAGAGGAATTACAGTTCACTCCTTCCGAGCAACGAGGGGATATGGCTCTACCTGGAATTGGTGCTTATAAGGTCGTTCGTACGCTAGAAGAATTTGAAAATTGGAAAGCAGATTTCTTGAATCGGTACGGCCCGACGATGATTAGTTGGGATCACAATGGGTGGAATGTACAGAACGAAAAATTCAAAGCTGAGCAAAGTAATGAGAATAAACGATTTATAACCCATCACAGCGGAATGGAAAAAGCGCTTGGAAGAAAGTTGAGTTATTAAATGAAAATCACAAAAAGACAACTAAGAAGAATTATTAGAGAAGAGAAGACGAAGATTCTGAACGAAGTAAGGGGCAACGCGAGTGAATATGACGAGCATGTTGAGCTCCGTACCGAGAGAGAAGATGGATATCTAGACTGGATGCATGAACAGTTGGCTCCCAAAGCTAATGATATTTTAGCTATGCTATTAAATAGAAAGCATGCTCCATATAATAGTGAAGAAATGGCAGAGATAATAAATGATGGATCTTGGATTGACGCAGTCAATTTAGGTGAATCGCTATTAGAAGCGTTTGAGATAGATTTCGAAAAGCAAGAAAAAATATACACTGGCGAGATCGCCCCGGACGAAGAGTGGTAAAATGAAAATCACAAAGCGACAACTTCGAAGAATCATCAAGGAAGAGAGAGCTAGACTATTAGCTGAACAACCTCGTCGGCCGATGCCAAAAGGCATGGCGATCGAACGTGATGCATTGATCGTAGCAGATAAGCTCGAAGGCGCCTTCTTTGATGCCCTTGAAGAATTGGGTGCAGATGCACAAACTGCGGATGATATTGAATACTTCCTTAAGTCAACTGCTGTACTAGATACTTCATTCGCAAATGCATTAGAAAACTATAATAAAAAATTAGACATGATGGGTGGAAACCCTAAGCCAAGGAATGTATAATGAATATCACAAAGAGACAACTTCGAAGGATTATTCGAGAAATGCATCCACGAGCAGGCGCAGATGATGCTTACGTTGCAGATCTTGAAAGACAGGAAGACGAATTAGCTACTCAGATTAGACACGCTTCTAAAGACATACATGGAAGAAAAGACATATATGATCTCGAGGGTAAATCTATAGAAGAGCTCGAAGATATCCTATATGATTTAGACAATTCTCGTGAGCAAGATGCTATTGATAATATGTACAGAGATGAAGAAGAAGATGCGATGGGAAGAGATCATGATTTATCTCCAGCTGAATCTGCTCCTATACGCCAAGGGATGAAACGTAGACCTGCTGGAAGTAAAGCAGTACGCAGAATGGAAAATGTTAGTAAAATTAAAAAGATCATTAGAGAGGTTTTAAGAAATGATTGAAGTACTAAACGCATGTTACAAATTTGTTGTAGATCTAGGAGTAGAGATTATTGCGTTGTGTGCATCTATCTTGACATGGACGGGAGACTCGCTAGTCCAATTTGATCACAACTGGCCAAGAACTACTGGTCTATTGATCGGTATCACGCTAGCATGGTTGATGATGCGACGTGATCGCCACCCATTTATTAGAGCTATCAGTGCTCCACTCAAGCTAGTAGTTGATATTCTAGATCTAGCATGGGATCACTCAACAGAATTTGTCAGTGACACTCTGGGAACTGTTTGGGTCTGGTGTAAAGGTTCTGGTGGCTGGTGTCGATCCAAAGTCACTAGTGCTTGTTCTTGGGTTGTCAGGTGCTTAGAAAACGCTAAGAGTAAATTAACTAAAGCAAAAGATGATTGATGCGTTTCTTCTTAACACTTTTGTTCTTATTCAATTTCAGTTGTGGTAACCCTCAGCAAAAAGCATTGCAAGAACGTAAGCAACCCAAATATGCTACAGCGCAACAAATAAAAAGAATGCTAGACGATCAGATTGAAGGTCGAAGCAAAAAAAACATGCATGTTATTTTCTCTGCAAGCTGGTGTGCATCATGCAAACAGCTACGCAAACTTTTAAGAGATGCTGCAATTGAAAACCAGATACTTTTTGTAGATGTTGATAAGACTTGGGGATTCTTGTTCTCAAAGCAGGTTGGAGTCAAAGGAATACCAACTCTAGTAATTATCAAGAAAGATCAAGCAACAGAGAAAAGAGATAACATGAATAAAATTTTAATTTATTTACTAGCAAATGTCAATAATAAGAATGAGTAAATTAGCATGGATGACGATGATAATCCAATACTAGACAAAGAATTAATAATTCGAATCGAAGAAAATATACAAGAAGATGAAGTAGAGACTGATATTTTACCAATGATAGATGAAGCTATTTATCCAGATGAAGATAACAACGATACAGATGTTTTTGAAAAAAAGATTTTAGATTATCTTCGTAATCGACTAATATCAGTTTTTAAGAAGAGGGTTAGAAGTAAAAATTAACGTTTTACACATATTTGATTTTGATGATACCTTAGTACACTCAGGCTCAAGCATAGTCATTGATCACGCCGATGGTACTCAATCTGTGTTAACGTCTAGTGAGTATGCAACGTATGTTGAACAGCCTGGTGACGAAATGGATTTCGGGGAATTTGACAGATATCCAGAGAATGCAGAGTTAATAGACGATGTATTCGCAGAACTTGAAAACGCTATCGCTAGAGATGGTTTGGGATCTGTAGTTATCCTTACTGCACGTAGTAATCCCACACCGGTAGAACAGTTTTTAAATGATCATGGAGTTGGTGGAGTAGAAGTATACGCAACCGGTAGTAGTAATCCCATGATGAAAGCTAGGTACGTATTATCTCGTATAAAAGAAGATGATATAGACTTAGTCAAAGTTTTTGAAGATAACGCGAAGAACATTCGAGCTATTCGTAAAATAATTAGAGCAGATGGAGAAGCAGGATTACAGAGTCACCGTATTGTTGGTGGTAAAATTGCTAGCATAAGCAAGATGCAAGCTAAAAACAATTCTTAAATCATAAAACTAGCTTTTATCAAATCTCGTTTTATTGTAACAAACATAACTGTATATTTATAATTGCATAGCTCTTATTCAAATGGAGGGTTCAACACAAATCAATGGATAAAGACAGCGAAATCAGGCGTCTGAGAGAATATATTCATCTACAACTCAGGCGCGAGATGAAGGAGAATAATAATGAAAGATCCGGAATATTCTTTTTTCTTAAGGAAGGCGTTACTAAATCTCGAACGCGCAAAGCACATAGCGATCAAAGTGACAGAACTAGAAAAAGTAAAAAAGATAAATTCTCTCATGCTAGAGATCAAAAAAGAACTCAAGAGATAAGAGAAGAAATTGGCAGAAACGTGCATACAATTCGTCAAAACCCTTATCAAGTTGACGAAGTTTTATCAGATGTTAAAATTGAATCATATCCGGTTCCCAACGGATATTATGCTGCTGTATCTTTAAGGGATGATGAAAATATAAAAAAATCTAAAATATTCGTTGACGAAGCAGAAGTTGATGTTTGGATTAGAAATGTTGCGCTAGAGATGACTCAACAGTTTACTCAATAATTGCGTTGAGATCTTGAGCTTTTATCTCAACATACCTTTCCATAACATCTTTCAAGTCTTTATATTTTATTGATAACGCTACATGCGGAAATATACTGTGCGTTCTTTGGATTATACCGACAACCTTGTTATCTTTGTTATATATCGGCGCGCCAGATCCACCGGGTGCAGTGGGAATAGTATAAAAAGAGAATTTTTTATAATCTCCTGTGTATAGTCCTGTTAGCACTGGAACCATTCCAACATGAAATATAGATGCTGGTGCAGAAATAGAATAATAATTATCGTGTAATACCGGCTTGCTAAGTGCTATTTTGGGTAGGTTTTTGATAACTGGATGAACTGCATCGATGATGCACATATCATATTTTAAGTTAACGTATTTTATTTTTCCTTTTATTTCGTGTCCCGTATAAGATTTTAAAGTTATGCTAGTAAGTACTTTAGACTTATTTGGTATATTGTTCCAAATTTCAAATGCTGGTCCCAAACAGACATGTCCTGCAGTCATGAAAGATGTGTACCCCTTATAAGAAAAGAAAGTTCCCGATCCCAAAGCTACCCTTTTTCCCGCCGAAGAGTAATCGCATTTTTTTTCTTTCGTTTTTTTATCTTCTTTGCACTCATAAACTAGCAACTCTACAGCTGACTTAACTAAAGCAAAAGCTTTTTGGGGAGGTTTTATTTTTCTAACAGTGATTGCGCAGCTTGTTTGGAGGCACGATGCAATTAATAAAAGCGATGTAAAAATTAGCTTCTTAATCATATACTCTTTTCACGCGATCTACTCTTTAATTATAGCAGACAAGAGAGATTCTTAAAACAACAACAATAATTATGCTGCTTTTTGCTGTCATGACGTTTCTAGATAAATGAACTGATCACAATAATTGATTAAAATTAATCTAAACTGGAGATTCACATGATTTCGCTATTTCCTCACGAAGAGCCTAGGGAACAACAGAAAACTGCAATGACTTTCATTGATGAAACTTTTATTAATAGTAATAAAAAATTCTGTATTATTGAGGCGGGGACGGGCGTAGGAAAGAGTGCTTTAGGGATCTACGCAGCTAATATTCTCATGAATAAGCTGACGGAAAAACAAGCTGGATCTTACTTCTTAACTACACAAAAAATCTTACAAGATCAATACGTCCAAGATTTTTCGAGTAATCAAAAAATGCTTTCTCTAAAATCATCTTCTAACTATAATTGTAAATATTACAAGGGAACAAGCTGCGGTGAAAGTTTAAGGCTATTAAAAACTGCTCAAAAAGATTCTGCTTTTTGGCGATGCTGTGCTATTAATTGTATCTATAGGAAGGAAAAAGAAAAGTTTATCGACGGGACGAAGGGAGTGACAAATTTTTCTTACTTTTTGGCTGAAACTGTTTATGCTGGTAAGCTCAAACCAAGAAATTTGTTAGTAGTAGATGAAGCACACAATGCACCTGACGAATTGTCTAAATTTATTGAAGTAACAATATCAGAAAGATTTTGTAAATCTCAAAAGATTAGTTTCCCATCAGAATTAACACAACTACAAGCTTTTAAATGGGTAGAAGAAAAATATTATCCGCATATTAAAGCTAGACTTAAATACATAGAATCTTTTTTAGATAAGCATGTTGGTTTAAGAGAAAAGCTAAAAGAGATGCAGAGAATTTCAAAGAATTTTGACTTATTAGATAAGCACGTTTGTAAAGTCAAAAGATTTATAGAAAGGTACGATAAAGAGAATTGGGTTTTTAATTTGATAGAGGGAGGGGGTAGATCTCTAAGAAAGCTTGAATTCAAGCCTATTGATGTTTCGAAATATGCTCATGAATATCTATTTGATAAGGCCGATCACGTTCTTCTTATGAGCGCTACTATACTGGATAAATCAGCATTTTGTAAACTATTAGGTGTTGATCAAGAACAGTGCAATTTTCTAAGCTTACCCAGTCCTTTTCCGGTTTCTAATAAACCTATAATTGCTGTTGGGATTGGAAAAATGTCGGCTCAACACATCGATAATACTCTTCCGAAGCTGGCCCAAGCAGTCGAATCGATCTTAGATGCTCATAAGAAAGAGAAAGGAATAATCCACTGTCACTCTTATAAGATAGCAAACTATTTAAAGCATAATATTCATAAGGGTAAATCTAGGTTAATCTTTCACTCGTCAGAAGATAGAGAACAAGCGTTAGAGAAACACAAGAATTCTACTAAACCTACAATACTACTTTCACCATCGATGACTGAGGGTGTTGATCTAAGGGATGATTTGAGCCGTTTTCAGATCATTTGTAAAGTACCCTACCCATATCTAGGCGATAAGCTTATTAGAAAGAAAATGAATAAGTGGAAGTGGTGGTATCCACTACAGACTGCGAAGTCTATAATCCAAGCTGTTGGTAGATCTGTTCGATCAAAAGATGATCATGCAACTACTTACATACTAGATGATGATTGGAATCGATTTTATCAAATAAACAGCCGGTTTTTTCCCAAGGATTTTCATGAAGCAATCAAAAATTGAAAAAGTTTATGTTCAAAAATGATACCACCCGACAAAAAAAAGAAAGGTCCACGACCCGGGGCTGGATTCATTTTAGTTAAATCAGGTAAGACTAAAAAAATATTAGCTTTAATCAATCACGATAGAACTTATGATTTACCAAAGGGAACTCTAGATAAAAAAGATTCAAGCTTCTTAAGCTGTGCTAAAAGAGAATGCTTCGAAGAGTGTAGCATAAAAGTCAAAGATAAAGATATAATAAAATCAATACCAATCATATCTTCCGGAAAGTTGGTAGTTTTCACAGCATGGACAAGCCAAAAACCTAAAATAACCAAGAACCCACACACGCAAATATTTGAACATGCCGGTTGGGAATGGGTATCTACAGATCAATTCAAAAAAAATACTTCTAAATTCCTCGCTGACGCTGTTTCTCAAATAGAAAATTACATGTTCTTAATTTAGATATATAATCTATCCATATTTAAAAACATGACTACTTTCAAAGAAAATAAAGGAATCTCTGATCGATCTGGCTCAGATCGGCAAAGGCATAGAGATAAAATAGATAAAGCAATACGCGAGGGTATTCACGACATTGTTGCAGATGAATCTATAATAGGCCAAGACGGGAAGAAAAAGATAAAAATTCCAGTAAAGGGAATTAAAGAATATCGTTTCGTTTATGGAGAAAACGAAAATAAAAAAACCGTAGGTTCTGCCCCGGGTAAGAATATAGCAAAGGGACAAAAGATCGGGCAAAAAGATCGAAAGATGCCTGAAGCTCCCGGAAAAGCTGGGGATCAAAAGGGAGAAGAACATTATGAAGTTGAAATTACTCTAGATGAGCTAGCAGCATACCTGTTTGATGAGCTTAAACTCCCAAATATGGAAAAGAAAAAATTCAAAAATATTTCTAGTAAATCCTTTAAAAGACATGGCTACAGAAATCATGGAATTAGACCTAGACTAGATAAAAAAGAGACGATAAAAAAGAAGATAAAGAGAAGAAAAAAAGCTATAAAAAATGAAACCCATGATCCTGAGTCGGACGAGCGCTTTGGGTTTCACCACGACGATCTAAAGTATCGTCACATTAAAGAAAAAAAGAAACTTACTTCAAATGCTGCAATTTTTTTCATAATGGATGTTTCTGGTTCAATGACAAAAGAAAAGAAATTTCTCGCAAGAAGCTTCTTTTTTCTGCTTTATCATTTTATTAGATCTAAGTATGAAAATGTTGAACACGCATTTATCGCACATGATACCGTAGCTAAAGAAGTTTCAGAAGATGATTTTTTTGGAAAAACATCAACTGGGGGAACACTAGTTTCTTCTGGTTTGGGTAAATGTTTAGATATAATAGACTCTAGATACCATCCCGAAGCTTGGAATGTATATGTGTTTCAATGCTCCGATGGAGATAACTGGCCAGAAGACAATGATTTTGCTTTGAAATATGCTAATAGATTAATTAACTTAAGCCAGTTTTTTGGATACTGCGAAATAGAACCCAGAAACAGTAGGGATAAAAGGTGGCTTCAACTGTCTGTTTTGTCTGAGATTTTTAGTTCGTTAACCAGAGATAATTTTAAAATTGCAGAAATTAGAAACAAAGACGATATATGGCTAGCTTTTCAGAGATTTTTTGGAGGTTTTCATGAGTGATTGGAATATAAAAGATCTAGAAGAATGGGACGAAAAAATCATTGAGTTAGCAAAGTCTAAAAACCTAGATTGGTTTCCTATCTCGTATGAGATATGCGATTACTATGCAATGATCGGTAACATGGCGTATCATGGTATGCCGCTTCATTACCGGCACTGGAGCTACGGTAAATCTTTTGAAAGAACTCATCAGATGTACAACATCGGAGCCGAGGGCTTACCTTATGAACTAATCATCAACAGCGATCCATCAATTGCTTACTTAATGAGAGAAAACCCTTTTTATCTGCAGCTTCTCATTATGTGTCACTGCATCGGACACTCTGATTTTTTTAAAAATAATTTGACTTTTTCTGATACTAGTCCTGAAAATATTATACAAAGATTCAAAAATGCAAAAAAAAGAATTGACGGTTATATAGAAGATCCCAGTATCGGAGTTGAAAAAGTAGAAAGAATACTAGACGCTGCGCATGCGCTTTCGATGCATATTCCGCCAAATTGTAAACCCTACATTCCTCACAAAAAAAGAAGAAAAGATCTAATATCTAAGATCAAATCTGGACACGAAGACTATATTGGTCGTGATCCGGATTCGTACCCAATAGAACCCGAAATAGACTTATTAGCATTTATTGGAGAGATGGCTTTAAATTTAGAAGACTGGGAAAGAGATCTCATTGAGATTGTTAGACAAGAATCTTTCTACTTTATGCCACAGATTAGAACAAAGATCATGAATGAGGGTTGGGCATGCTTTTGGCATTACAGGTTGATGCATGAACTAGAGCTTCCGCAAAAGTACCACATACCTTTCATCAAGAGTCATAACCAAGTCGTTCGACCGCATCTAGGTCGGATCAATCCTTACCATTTAGGATTTTACTTATTTAGAAAAATTGAAGAAAGGCATGGATTAGAAGAATGTTTCATTGCTCGCGAAGTTTGTCATGATGAATCTTTCATAAGACAATATTTAACTGCAGAAGACTGTTATGATTTGAATTTATTTTCATATTCGCTTTATAAAAAAGATTACATCATTAATGAGATTTCTGATTCAGAAGGTTGGAAAGAAATTAAAAATTCTTTAATTAAGCAAGTAGGCTCAAATTCATCGCCAAAAATCATAGTAAGCAAATTAAAATCTAATAATGTTTTAAGGATTCATCATGAACATGATGGGAGAGACTTGGAATTAAGTTACGCAGAAAAGGTTATTGATTATATTAGTACACTATGGGGTGGTGTTGTTAGACTAGATACCATTATAGAAGATGAACCGTTTGAAATTTAGGAGATGCTGTGAGTAAGAAAGATTTTTTGAAGCTTATAGAAGCGCAAAGAAAAAAGTCGAAAAAAGAAAAATTCAAAGGAAGTTTTCTGGAATTTCTAGAAAAAGTAAAAGAAGAACCTACGATAGCCGATCCGGCGCACAAGAGGCTATACGACACGCTAATTAGCCACGGTGTCTCTACGCTTCTAGATAGCAACCCTAGAAAAAATAAAATATTCGATGGGGATAATATTAAAATCTATGATTATTTTAAAGACGAATTCTTTGGAGCAGAATTAATAATTTCGAAAATTATGAGTTTCTTAAAATCAGCAGCTTCAAAGGGGGAAGAGTCAAGGCAAGTATTATTGCTTATGGGGCCGGTGGGGGCAGGGAAATCAGCTATCACTGAACATGTTAAGAAATCTCTTGAGGGTGTTAGCTATTATTACATCAAAAATGATCCACAAAAGGGTAACCCATTGCAGCTTATACCGCGTGGGATTAGAAAAGCTTTTCAAGAAGAATTAAAAGTTGATATCGAGGGTGACATATCATCCCCCATAAGGTTTCAACTCTTAGATGAAATGGGCGGTAAATACGAAGATTTTGAAATATTAGAGACTTCATTCTCCCAACGAGGAAGAAGGGGGATTGCATCTGTTCCGCCAATGGATGCAAACTCTCAAGACGTTTCAGTCCTCATTGGTTCCGAGGATATTTCAAAACTAGACTTATATCCCGAAGATGACCCCCGGGTACTCTCATTGAATGGTGCTTTTAATATCGGTAATCGTGGTATAGTAGAATTTATTGAGCTCTTTAAAAACGAAATAGAATTCTTGCACACAATCATTACAGCAACGCAAGAAAAAAGAGTTCCATCCCCGGGGAAACATGACATGATACACTTCGATGGTGTCATTATTGCTCATTGTAACGAAGCTGAATGGAACCGGTTCCAAAGTGAGCACACAAACGAAGCTATTCTTGATCGCGTTGTTAAAATAAGAGTTCCTTATGTTTTAGAGCTTGACCAAGAGATCAAAATTTATGAAAAACTTCTTTCAAGGTCTAACTTTGATAGTCACATTGCTCCACACACACTTAGGATAGCTTCAATGTTTAGTGTCATGTCACGGCTTAAGACTTCAAGCAAATGCGATTCGTTAACTAAGATGAAGATCTATAATGGCGAAGAAGTAATTGAGAAAGGTCGAGTTAAGAAAATTGACATAAAAGATTTGAGGGAAGAAGCTAATAACGAGGGCATGAGCGGAATATCGACAAGGTTTATTATGAAATCAATTGATAGTGCCATCTCAGATAGCGATAAGGGTTTCATAACACCAATCTCTATCATGGATACGATAGCTAAAAACTGCAAGGAACAAATTGTAAATGATGATTTTAAACAAGAGTGCTTGACAATACTTCAAGATGTTGTAAGGAAAGAATATCTCAGAATTCTCGAGAATGAAATTGCAAAAGCCTTTGTTGCTGCTTATGAAGAACAAGCCCAGTCACTTTTTGAAACTTATCTAGATAATGCAGAAGCCTTTGCTATGAGATCTAAAATCAAAGATAGAATCACGAATGAGGAAATGGAACCTGACGAGAAATTTATGACAACTATCGAAGAATCTATTGGAATTGTGGGCTCAGCCAAAGAGGGTTTTCGAGCCGACGTAACTGCTTATATGTTCGCGAAAGTACGTCGGGGTGGAACGGTAGATTATAGAAGTTATGAACCACTAAAAGAAGCAATAGAAAATTACCTCATAAATAGTGTTAAAGATATGGCGAGAATCGTGACTAAAGCTAAAACCCGAAATGATAAACAAAAGAAAAAGTATAATAACATGGTAAAAACGATGATAGATGATTATGGTTATACAGAGGACTCTGCTGAAGAGATTCTTGTCTATGCTAGCAATAACCTTTGGAGGGATTCATGATCAAAGCAAGCGAAACTTTAATTTTATCTTCTACAATTTTATCTTTTAATCACATACCTTTAGCAATTGCAGCTTTAAGCTTGGGAGTTCTGGGGGCTTTAATTCGTTATACAATTAATTACGGAGAGAAACAGCAAAAAGTAAAAGAAGTAGAATCAACAACGGAAAATATCTCAAAAATAGTTTCAGGTTTAGCTTCTAATTTCGGTAATAGCGATAGAAGTAACATTCATTAAAGCTAAATAAAAAACATTAATGTTTACCAAACCAGAATCTATTAACTCAATAGAAGCAATAAATTTTTTCAAAGAGCTTGACAATTTTTGCCAAGAACAAAAATTTAAAAAATTAATTTTTTTAGATGAAACAGAGATCTGTAACGTTTCGTTTTCCGAAACTTATCGAGCTATTTTAGATTTTAGTTTTAGCAATCGTACAATCAGAAACTTATTTATTTCTCATCTAGAATCTATTCAAAGATACAGCCCGCCCTCAGTGGCTTTTATACCTTTTTTAGTTGGAGAGGTTTTAAAAAAAGATCTAGATTTAAATCACGATAAATTTGTTAAAATAACATCCGAACCATCTTTAGCAGAAATTCATAATTTTTTTGAACCGTTGTTCAATCATTCTAGTATGTTAACGCCGCAAGATTGTCATAACATATTTCAAGCTAATGGATTCATATCTGATTTTTCTATCAAGAAATCGAATAATGATCAAAATGCATGTATTTTTAATAGTGGATTTTTTATTTCTGGATATGTTCCGGAATTATTTCTTAAAAAGAGCAATTCAATTGAATTCGAATTTACAGAATGCAATTTTGTCATATATGATAGTTATATCCAAGAAGTTTCAGAGCTTAATTTAATATTAAACTTATCGTATGATAAAAAAGAAAATTTTGTCATTTTATGTCGAGGATGTAGCCAAGATGTACAGCACACATGCGCTGTTAACTACTCATCTGGAAAAACGAGCGTTGTCCCCTTTTGTCCTTCAGAAGAGTTTTGGAATACTCAGTCAGAAATTATAACTAGCAGTTGCAAGCTGGGCATTTATGGACAGACGACTGGAGTGCTTCTTAACAATTTTGATTTAGATAATCAAGACAAAATTAATGTGACTATTAGCACGCAAGGGATCTTTATTAAAGATAAATCGTTGAATTTAAACCGAGTTGCTGATACTGATCTTTATGTTAATTCTCACAATTGGAAAAAAAGGGGAATATTAGAAGATCAGCTTACGTTTCTTTTTTCATTATTACAACAAATTTCTACATGTGGATTAGTAGAATCAGGATTATTTTATAAAGAGACTGGGATCGATCTTGCAGAAATTACCGGTATGGACTTAAATTTTTTTCCAGCTTTTTCAATTTTTCGAGCTTTAAATGAAGCTAATAAGATTAAAAATAAGATACTTAACATCGGATATATTATAAAATGTGAAACGTGATTTGAACAAAGAATGGAAAAATTCTATTGGTGTGCAATATGAGTTCAATGATGTTATTGAATTAATTCAAAAATTTCCCCAATCTCAAATCCACGTGGGTACTGATTCTCATTTTAAATCTGGAAAACTTATATACGCGACAGTCATTGCTATATACTCCCCTGGTATCTGCTCACGGTACTTTTTTAAAAGAAAACTTGAAAAAAGAAATTACCGATTGGGATTATCATCTAGGCTGCTAAAAGAAGTTCAAGACTCTATAGACACAGCTACTAAAGTGAGAGACTGTCTTACAAATAATAGAAAAATTTCAGTACATGCTGATATTAGCTGTAATATCCAAAACAAAAGTAACATTGTCTGTGAGCAAGCAAGACGATGGATCATGGCCATGGGCTTTGATTGCAGGATGAAACCGATATCTTGGGCATCATCATCAATAGCAGATTTACACGCAAAATAAATACTAATAAAATTAAGTAATGAAAGCGTTAAAACATTTAGTAGAGTGTCAGTGTATTTTACCACAGTATAAAAAAATACCGAACCCTCCTTATCACAAATTCGTTGTGTTTTCTATCATCGATTCTTCTGATGCTGTTTTGGAGAAATTTGCTCAATGTAATAACTGTGGTATAGTACACAAGATTTATGATATATGCAAATCCGAAATAGCGATTGGACACGAATCTTTAAATAGCTTACCAACTAAAGAAGATTTTTTGCTTATGATTCCGTCAAGCGTTAGTGATATATTAAATGCATATAATTGCGAATTATATTTGTGGGAAAATGTTGCTTTTATTTTAAATGAAAATTTAATAAATGAGAAAATTATTATCTCAAAAGACGAAATCGACGGAAAGGTTCAGGGTAAATTTCTTATTTACAAAGGGGGAAATAAATTTGCTATTGAACCGTTCATGACTAATACGGAGTTTTAAATGAAAGATTTAAAAACCACCGCAATCAGCCTCTCAAAATGCAGAGAGATCAAGAACGAGATTTTACTATTTGGTGTAAACCAGTTAGAAATTCAGCAATTGATAAAACTTCTAGCTCTAGAATTAGAAGATAGAGAAAAGATGATATCGATAAAAAGTTGTATTGAACAAGAAGATTCAAACAGCATACTATTACCGGAGGAATAAAATGAGTGATACTACAATAATCAGCAAGTGGGAAGAGCTTAAAACTTTGATAGAGAGCTTAGAAGTTGACGTTATTAAAAACGCAAACGGAAATTCATCAGCGGGGGTGAGAGCTCGTCGAGGTTTAAGAACCCTAAAGGGAGAGGCTTCATCGATAGTGAAACTTTCTTTAGATAATGATAAAAGTAGATAGCCAATTTTAGTTTATAGCATATTTATATAAGATGCTAATGATTAAGAGTTTGTTCAAAGTTCATAAGTTTCTTTTTAATAGATTTTTCTATTTGGCATATTCTCATCCTCGTTACCCCAAAGATGTTTCCAATCTCTTGAAGAGTTTTTGGTCCTTCTTTTGCAGAAATCAAAGTACAATTCTGGTTGCAAGAGTAATTTATCCAGTAACGACACATGCTTTTTTGGCATGGAACGTTGTATTCTTTGTGAGCTTTATAGCATGTTAACTCATCATCTTTATCCATGTATTTTCCTTGTTCAAAATAACCGTATATCAAATATTAATTCTAAATTAATAAATTTACAGAGGAGTTCTTAATGAAAAGAAAAACTTTTGTTTTAGATACTAACGTTTTGTTGTATGATAAAACTTCTATCCACTCTTTCCCGGGAAACGATGTTGTTATACCGCTTCTTGTTTTAGATGAATTAGATAGGTTTAAAGAAAAACCCGGGGTTATCGGAGAGTCAGCTAGGTATGTCAATAGGCTACTTGATAGTTTTAGAGAGATTGGGAGACTAGATGTTGGCATTGAATTGCCAGAAGAGTTTTCTAGAAAGCAAACTATTAAAGTTATAATTGGAGAACACGCCGCACCGTTCGGATTAGCGGGGTATCAAGGTGACAATTTAATAATTGCAGCCACTCTCTCAGAGGGTAGAGAGCATCCCAACAAGCCAATCATCCTAGTAACTAAGGATATTAACCTAAGAGTTAAATGCGATGCCCTAGGGATTCGATCTGAGGACTACTACCAGGACCATATTGCTAGCGAAGACGCAAACTATTCTGGTTATCAAAAAATAATCTTTGAAAAAGAAAAAGTAGATAAATTCTATGAAGATGGGTATCTAGAATTAAAAGATTCATCTTTGTTTCCAAACGAATATGCTATTATAAATGAGGGAGAGCATTCATGCTTTCTAGCAAGATATGAGAATGAGCGTCTTCACAAGCTAATAGGACCTCCTGGCGGCATTGGGAATATAACTGCAAAAAATAAAGAACAAAGTTTTGCTATCGATGCGCTGATGAATCCTGACATACCTCTAGTTACCATGACTGGCATAGCAGGTTCGGGCAAAACATTTCTGACGCTGATGGCTGCTATGGACGGTGCAATGTCAAAAAAGTATAATCGGATCGTAATAAGCCGATCAATACAGACTGTGGGAAATGATATCGGGTTTTTACCTGGTGATTTGAATGAAAAAATGGATCCATGGCTGGCACCAATTAAAGATAATTTTCAGACAATGTTCAACGACATAACTTACTTTGAAGCAATGAAAGACAAGGGGCAGATCGAGGTCGCACCGTTAGCATTTATAAGAGGAAGATCGTTTAATGATTCTTTTGTCATAGTTGATGAAGCTCAAAATGCTACTGTTCACGAGCTTAAAACTTTAATTACTCGAGTCGGGAAAGGGTCGAAAATTGTGTTACTTGGTGATACAGATCAGATCGATACACCTTACATTGATAAAGTCTCTAATGGTCTGTCTATTATAGTTGATAGGTTTAAGAAGACCAATTTGTCTGCACATGTGCACATTCCGCATGGACAAAGATCTAATTTAGCAACTATGGCTTCCAGTATACTTTAGAAGAGCATATTTATTCTTTGCCTTGGAGAGAATATGAGCATTTCTAATAAATCAACAAAATTTAAAAAATATGACAGAAATAGATTTAGAAAAATTTATCCGATAAATCGATTTCCTGCATCGAACTCTTTTCGTTCTGATGCGGAAGTTGTTATGGAATCTTTGATCTTGAGTTTTTCCGACTCTGAGCGTCAAAGCACAAACTTACAAGAAAAGTATTCAGAAATTCCAACCATAGTATTTTCTTCAAACTCTACCGGAGTTGCTGAGATAGGCAATGTGAATCTTTTTATCTCCGCTATATCAAGAAATGAAATGGGCGTGGTAAGTTTTACAATAGATGCTAGCGCGCCGTTTACGGGTGATGTTTCAATACATGTTTTGAGTATCATATAATGACCACTTTTAGTAGATCAGAAATAAATACTGGAAAATTAATATTCACCAGTGGTAGCATGCCCCAAACAAGCTTTCCTGTTACTTTTCAAAAAAAGATGGCGACACCACCCAATATAACATTAAGGGTTGTTAAGAGCAATAAAACAGCTTTAGCAGAAAATATTACACCTACGGGCTTTACTTTAATAATTAGTGATGATGGTTTAGATAATGAAGAAACATCTTTCGAAGTCCACTATCACGCAATAAGGGTATATTAGGATTAAAAATGGCAAGAGATTTTAGAGCAAAGCAAGTTAGAACGTCGATAATAATAGGCTCAGGTTCTATAGAATCTACAAAACCACACTTAGGGTTGGCTTTTTATTCCGGTAGCCAAGCAGCTAACCACGATGGAGCACGGATTGTTGCTGGAACTGTTATTAGTATAACTGTAACTATAGCTAGTAATAAATTTGTCTTTGATGGAGCCAATCCAAGCAGTTTAACGATGCACCGCGGGTTGACTTACAAGTTTAATGTTTCGCACGCTAGCAATACGGGACATGAGCTTAAATTTTCAGTGACAAAGAATGGAACTCATAACGCCGGGGCTGCATATGCGACGGGGTACACTAACGGTAGTACAACACCCGGGACAGCCGACGCATACGTTCAGCTGGTGGTAGCTGCTGACGCACCCGCGTTGCTATATCCCTACTGCCACACAGCAGCGCATAGCGGTCACGGGGGTGATAGCTATATTAATGTGGTTAACTTACTGGATTTATCAGACGCAGGAATAGGCGAAGATGTTTGGTGCATGTTTGATGGAGCATCAAGGGGGACGGGTGGAGAGGCTCACACAGCTGGAAGAATAAAGGGTTCAACCGTTCTCTTCAAGGGGGACGTCGCGATTAGTGGAAGCCTGTTTGCTGAGCGGCATGTGGTCGAAGTTGATAGCACAGCCGCTGGTCACTTTTTCGTTCCAAACAACTCTTACCTGGGTGATCAGGGTTCTGGTGTCTATGCATTAAGAGTTAACCCAAGTGATGTTACTGTCGATACTATTTCAGCTAACTGTGTTCAAGTTGCTGCTGGAACTGATTTCAAAACTATGGGTGACACGTTTCTGGGCGGTGGAAATGGAGCTGGCGGGGTCACTGTCGCTGGCAGTACCGGCTGGTTGTGGGCTGATGATTATATTAGAACAGATGCTGAAATAAGAACTGCTACAGTATCTTTCACTGATGGCGATGATGCCATTGAAATAGAAGATGGAGGATACCTCAAGTTAACTAAAGGCATAAAATATCCTCATGGTGTGAGGGTCGACGCAGATGATAGCGGTAACTCTAGTAATCCATGGATAAAAATAGCATCGACTACTGGAACTCACAGGGATCAAACAACAACCACCTTTTTGTTAACTTGTATTCACGAAGGCTGGACAGATAATTCCACGCGCCGGGCTGACCACACTTTTATAGTTAGGGCTAGATATGTTGCTAGAGCCGATACGCCATTTTACTATAGCAATGTAACCGAAGTGACTGTTGAACCTGTTCATGGTAATCTTTTAAGGGATTTTGACCCTGCAACTCATATTGGCTTTAAGATCGATTCAAGTATGAATTGTCATTTATATTACAAAAGTAGCATAATGTATACTACTGTTTATGCAAATCAACTTGGGGGCAATAATACTGTTGATGATACACAACAAATTCCAGGTTTCAAGATCGAAACAGGGCAATCCTGGGTAGGTGATCCTACGCTAACAGTCAGTGGTAAGTATGCAACAAAGAAATTCGACAAAGTTCTTACTGCTCAATTAACTGGCTCAGCTGGTGTCGCGATGGAGATGAACAGCCAGAAGATAACGCTGTTCCATGATGGGACAGATAACGTAATAGATTCTTCTGATGATCTGATAATCAGGTCTAACGCGGGTGCCGGGGATATCACACTTGATGGTGCTATTGTTTTCAATACTATCACGACAGAAGAAAAGCTTGCGCACAACGAAGCTGGTGCAAACGATACGTTCTTGCAGTTTCCCGCTGAAGACCAGATAATACTGCACGCCGGTGGGGTTGATTTTCTACACATTACAGAAGATGATTCTCAAGATAAGATAGAGATAAACCCAGGCAGCAATGATGTTGATTTTATTGTTAAATCAGATCACGTGGCTTATGATTTTATCACAACACATGCTGAGACTAATGTTAGGGATATGTTTCTTGGCGGGTGGAATAACGGCAATGGATACCAACTATTGGTGGGGGTAAGCGAGGGCGTTGTTGTCAACCCAAAC